CTAAATTTAATTGAGTCAGCCGCTATGTTGAAGAATTCGTTGCCCACACCTAACTGAGTTGCAATTAATTTTTTATTAGCCTCGTCCATGTTGGCAATTTCTTCACCGTTTCTCGCTAGTGCTTGAATGAACATATCACTTGCACCAGGCACGCCGTCTCTCAATGCCGCGACTGCTTCTCGCACACCATTCACAGCAAAGATACCTACTTGTTCACCACCTTCTGGGAATCCTTTTGCAAGTAGTCCTGTGACAGCATTAACCATTTCAGGAGCCGCCGCCTTGACCCTTACCATGGTTGCTTCTATTTCATCATTCGAAATCAAACGTAATTCCCTCGCATCTGCCACCGCTTGGAGTTCCGCTTTAACTTGATCCCTTTGTAAACCAGTCAGTTTGGATAATTGATCCAAACGTAATAGATATTCTTGCGAACCAGTTACCAGTTGTTGGTTGGTCATTGATTGAGATCTACCTAATGTGGTTTGCAAAGTTACGTAGTCCGCGAAACCTTCAGTAATATCTCCCATACTGAAGCCAAGTGCAGTTAAAGTCTGTCTAAAGTTGCTTTGTGTCAATCCTGTGATAATCTGATTAAATCTTCTTGCACCTACTTCTGCATCACCACCAAAGCCTGCAAGTGCCACATTGGTGCTTACAAGAGCCGTTGTTAACCTGTCAAGATCAACGCCGGCCTGACCTGCTGTAAACCTTAATCGACTCACGTTGTCCGAAGTATTGGCTCCAATGGTTGCCAATGTTCTAAATACATCAACGTTTTCAAACACAATAGCAGAAAGGTTTGCAATGGCCTCAACCAACACTTTGTTGAAACCTGTCATAGAATATTTGACAGTTTCTAATCCTTGTATCAGACCATCTGCACCTTTGGTCACACTGCTAAATCCAGTGCCAGCCGCGGATAAAAATTGATTGAAGTCTACCTGTTTCTTTTTGGCTTTTTCAGTCTCATCTCGGAGACCCATGAAAGACTTACGCACCTTGTCCTGTGCGGCATTTCTAGCATTAGGGTCTAGTGATGCTAATATTTTTTGGGCAGTATCTTCCGTAGCAGGTCCTTTGCCTTTTGCAAGGTCACCTACTATTTTGTTTATTTCTGCTTCGTCTAATGCCATATTTTGGTACCGATACTGTATTTAATGCCAATCATTAAGTACGCAGTTAATATGCTCTACTAAATATTAGCAGTTTAAAACTTTATAAACAATATTTATTGGAAAATTTATGTCACAAGAACAAATAGGTACAAACACAAACCCACTTAAAAAATATTACAGACAAGTTAAGCAATTCGTTAAACTGCCAAGCGGATACAAATTTTATCCTCAAGGAGCAATTGACGTGCCTCAATCGGGCGAGGTCGGTGTGTATCCTATGACAGCAAAAGACGAAATGCTACTTAAAACTCCGGATGCATTGTTGAATGGCGAAGCGACTGTAACTGTGATACAAAGTTGTATACCAGCAATCAAGAATGCTTGGGCAATGCCTTCAATAGATTGTGATGCGGCATTGATGACAATCAGAATGGCAACTTACGGCAACAAGATGACAGTGCCAATCACAGTGCCTGGCACAAAGATTCAAAAAGACTTAGAACTGGATTTACAGGAAAGTCTAGCAGGCATACTTAATGCAAAATACAATGAAACGTTCTTGTATGAAAATATGGAGGTCACGACAAAACCTTTGACATACAAAGAGTTCACTGAAAGTGCAATTCAGACATTTGAGCAACAAAGGATACAAAAAATTATAGATGACACCAAAATGAATGATGAAGAGAAAGTCAAACAGTTTCAAATCACATTTAAAAAATTAACTGAATTAAGTGTGGGCATGGTGGCAAACACAATCAGTTCAATCAAAGTGGACGGACAGGTGGTTACAGATGCCACACAAATAAAAGAATTCATAGATAACACCAGCAAGGCATTTTTCAATGCTATCATGGCACATCTAGAAAAGAACAGAGAAGCATTTCAATTGACTCCTCAAAAAATTAAATCTACAGAGCAAGAAATTAAAGACGGGGCACCTGCCGAATATGAACTTCCAATAGCATTTGATTCCGCAAATTTTTTCGCATAAAGATAGTTACACTCGACACATCTGAGATCATTAAACTTTCCAAAGAAATGGAAAATGAAATCAAAAATTTCAAAGCAGAACTGTTCAAGTTGGCTTGGTTCATGCGTGGAGGACTTACTCTGGAAGAAATTTATGCCAGCACACACGAAGACAGAGAAGTGATAGGTGGAGTGATCAAAGACAACCTGGACACAGCCAAAAAGACAGGACAACCGTTCTTTTAACGTATATTACACATAATATAAAGTATAGAAATATCATACCATACACACATCAAAAAGCAAATATGCTGTTTTAATGACTCAACCAACTGTTCTAAATATTCCTGTATGATAGTTTACACACAAATAACTCGACCCAAGGAGTTAAATGAGGACGACGTGTGGCTTCCCTGTATGAAGACTTATACAGTGGACCACGATCCCGCCAAGCCGCAAGGCTTAATCATCACTCACATAGAATCTGTTAATCATTACCAACACTCGCTGGAGCCACTATTGGACCAGAAGGTCCTCGCCGTAGGCGCCAAGACCTACGATAGGTTGGCGGAGTTGGGATTCAAGAACATCGAATGGAGACACAAAGCGGAAGAACTGCGTATCATGGGAAGGGACCTGGGCTCATTGACTTGGCTCCACGGAGACAAGTACGCCAGAGATTTCGGAAAGGTGCAATTCGTGGATGACGTGCAGACTTACGAATCACGTCCTGACAAGGACGCGGTAAAACAGGTTCTGAAGATGGATCCGGATACGATATATGTTTACAGCGATGCTGTCCTGAAAGAGTTGGAAGTTAGGAACTGGAGTCACACAAAGTTGAAATGTGCGAACAGTTGTAATCCTGATAGACAGTTGTGGTTGGACTGTGATACGTTTGATCCTAATGTTTAAGAACGACTGCGTCGTTCTGCTTCGCTAAACGCTCAGCAATTAAGCAATCAACATAACGAAGTTATGTGCCTGCATCATGCAGATACTTGATCCATACTTCACCCATTACGGGGAAGTATGAACATCATGCGAGATGACTCCGCCATTTTGCAAGAGGAAATTTTGTACGGAAGCGGTGACCCGCCAACTCCCTATTCCAGACTTCATAGTCACGGGAAACTGCATCACCCTTTGCAAACAAAGTGTGCAGTCTTGATGTTGTATCTTTTTCACAGAGCATCTTCTTTTGTGCCTTCAGTTAGCACTCTACTTGCAACTCAGGATTCACCTAACGTCTCATCGACTGCATTTCCTGGATATCTCTATCAACGGTGTTGCTATGTGGCCTTGTGTGTTTTCAATTCTTCTTTTAGGACTTTGGATCCGCCTACGCGAACGTTTATTATGCCATTGTAGTATTCGTCTGTCTCTAGCACTCTTCTGTCAAACTGTTCCTTGGCTTCCAAGTAACTCATTGTGCCTCTGTTGGTGCATATGTAAAGTATTTCCCTAGTAAATTTGTCTTCCCCTAGTGCCTTGACGTCAGCAACCAAATGATCATTGGAACCCCAATAGTCTCTCCAGTCACTTTCGACTTTGCTTCTACGTTTGTTTATTCTTCCCTTGAGTGGTGGACGTGTCTTCTTGAATTTCGCCAGTTTCTTACCCACGTATTTCTTATCGTTGGTTGTATTTGTTATGAGATACACAAATCCTTCACAGTCTTCTGGCAGTTCTGTGATTGTGTTTCCCTTGTAAGTCCACTGCATGAACTTACTTACCGGGTGCTATTTTTGGTTTTGCTGTTTTTGGATCTTGGCAGACTGATATTCATCTGTTAATTCTTTCCTACGTGAACGTGCCAAAATTCGAATTTCCGCGAGCGCCTTTCTGGCGGCTACTTTTGTAGCGAGGCTCCGCCTCTTCGCGAACTGCTCGTTAGCCTTGAAATACGCCATGTACGCCTTGGTCAGTTTATCATGAGTGTCATCTGGTATGCTCATAAGTCTCCACATCGTTGGCGTATTGTGTGAATCCGTTTTCTTTGACCACACGTAACACATTGTTCACACGTCCAATCAATTCATCTTTATGACTGATTAAGAATATATTCTTCGCTCTTTCCCTGCTCATTTTCTTCAATATCGCTAGGGCACTCTCAACACCTGCTGTATCCATACCACTGTCTATCAATTCATCTAGGAACAACAGATTAATATTTTGATACAAGTTTTCCCATACATCTCTGAATGCAAAACTCATACCCAATATCAATCTGTTACGTTCACCTCTACTCAAATTGTCAAAATCTAAACTTTGACCGAGTTGAGTGATTTCCACACTTAAATCATTTTGGAAAGTGACCAAGTGTGGAAGTCCTAATTGATCCAAGTAGTGTGTTAACCTGTTGTTCAAGAAGGTCAGGTTTTGATCAATTATCTTTTTCCTTATGAAGGAATCTTTGTTTGTAAGCAATTTGTATAGGAACTCTTCATGCTCTTTTAATTTTTGCATTGTGTTGACTGTGTCATAGTTCACTTCTTGTATTGCTTGTTTTTGTAGTTCATCTATCTGATCCAGATAAGGATTAGATTCATCTTGTTTGTTTTTCAATGCAGTTTTCAGTGTGTCCACATATTGTCTGTGTTCGTATGCTTCTTTAATTGTTTCATAATAAGTGGTCGGTCTCTGTTGCAGATCACCTATTTTGTTTATTTTTTCATCTGTTTTATCTATTTTGTCTTGTAAATCCATCACATAACTGTTTGCATCACCAAATTCTTCTTCAATTTTTCTTTGCATTTCTTCAATTTTTTCTTTTGGAAGTTCTTGTCCGCAGGCGTAACAAGTCGCTTCGTCATGTAATTTTTCTAAATCTTTGTCCAGTTTCTTCGCAGTCTTGTCTGCTTGTACTATTGTTGCTTCTAAATTACTTTTGTCTTTGTTTAATTGTCCAAGTTCATCATTAAGTTTGTTCCATTGTTCTAATTTTTGGTGTGCTTCTAGTTCGTTGTCTATGTCCAAACTTTCAATTTCTGTAATACTTTCTTGTAATTTTTCTATGTCAACTTTGTTTTGTGTTGTCCATGCACTGCTTTTGCTCTGTAAACTTTGTATTGTTTCTTCTACTTTTTCATTACTAATTTTTAATCCATCTAATCTTGCAGTTTCCATAGCAATATCTTCTTTGGATCTTTTAATCTTTGTTTTTAGTATATCTGCCTTTTCAGATAGTAATTGTATTCCAAGTAATTGTTCAATGATGTCTTGTTGTTCTGTGTGATGTAAACTCAAGAAAGGTTGTGTGTAAGTGTTCAATGCCACAAGATGTTTGAACATCCTTGGAGTCATGCCAATCATTTTGTTTAGATCTTCTTGTGTCTTTCTTGAATCACCCTGACTTACATCCGATAGTTCTTGTTCTTCATCATCGATAAAGTATTTCATTACGTTTGGTTTTCTGCCACGTTCAACTCTATACTTTTTGCCTTCCTTTTCAAATGTGATTGTGACCAGCATACCTTTTCCGTTGGTCTTGTTTACAAGATTATCTCTGCGTATTTTTGTAAGTGCTTCACCATATAATGCGTAGGACAGTGCGTTTACAATGGTTGTTTTACCTGTACCATTACGTGATCCCGCATCGTCACCGCCCATGTCCAAGTTCTCACCTAGCACCAGTGTCAATAATTTTTGTTGGAAATCTATGGCTTGGGTCTGATTACCCACACTCATAAAATTTTTAACTGTAAGTGTTTTAATTAGTATCATTGTTCAGATCTCTATAGATGCCTAGCAATACACTTTTATCATATGCGTCTGACTCAATTGATTCAATTTCTTTAGAAACTATCTGATCAACACTTTCAAACTTTGTTATGTCTATGTCAGTATTGATTTCTTCGTCTTTCTTGTTTGGAATCAATGTGATTTCTCTGCATCCATATTCTTTCATAAATGTTTCTTTAATAAAACTTGCCTCTTCAAAACTGATGTCTATGTCTAATGTAACTCTTAAATGCATTTTGCTTTTCATTATTTCTTTTGTCTTATCCAGCAGTGTGCTTAATTTTACATTTCTGTACTTGGGACAGTTGCCCCAATTAAAATATACAGGCTCTTTGCCATGTTCTAGTATCATCATGCCACGTTCATCATCATCTACGTCTGCGTAGTTGTGTGGAAATGGATTACCCAAGTAATGAATATTATTTTTAAATTGTCTTTTGTGGAAGTGTCCAGAGAACACATATTCCTGTGCAACAAAGTCACTGCCTTTTAGTTCACCAGTGTCTGGCATCTCGACCATTGCGTTCATAAAAAAATTAGGCAGTTCAAAGTGACCGAACATATACTTGCATTTCATTTTGCCAACTTTTTTCCATTCATTGCCTACTAACCACGGCACCATTACCACATCATCTATCTTTGTAATTTCATTTACCATTGTGATGCCTGGAATAAATCTTCCGAATTCAGTTGACTGAATATCTCTGCTGTCCTTGTAATATAAATCGTGATTGCCTGGAAAGAAATAAAATTTGTCGAACGCCTTTCCTATTTTTTCTAAACTTCTTATAGAAGCGTCCATAGTGGTTATGTTCACACTATTTCTATTGTGATGCCAGTCACCACAAAACATTCCTGTTTCACAGCCATGCTGTTTCGCAAGGTCTATGTACCAGTCTACAAATTCTTCGCAATCATCGTTGTGTAACTTTGAGTTGGATTTCAAGCCAAAGTGTATGTCAGTAAAAACCGCTAATTTCTTGAACAATTTAATTCTCCTACTTGTCTACAGCATAAACTAAAAATGCTGTCGTGTCAACTACTTCTTCTTCTTTTTGGCAAATTTATTCTGGCTGGGTTTTGTTTTCGGATTTGAGTCTTGAGTCTGTCTAGTCATACTAGGCATCATGTCATTCATTTCTAAAATATCATCTCTTATGTTTTGATTTCTTTTTTCGATATTGATAATTCTTACAAATGAATTTGTAACCGCCGCTGTGTAGTATGCAAATGGATTGTTCGATTTGGATTCATCAAACTGCAATCCAATTTGTGCTAATTGTAAAATTGCCTGTCCTTGCATTTCATCGTTGTATGTGTAACCTCTCACGTTTCCTCTTGTGGCATATCTCTCACACAATTTCATCCACATACGTGCCAATTCGTTCGTGGCTTGTCCTGCCTCTTTGTTAAATCTACCGTTGTGCAATCCACCTTCCCAATGACTTTTGCCAATGCACACCAAATTTCCTTTACGATCATATTTGAAATGTTGAAATGGTGGGAAGTTCACTTTTTCTTTTTTATCAGCAATAGTCCTTGGATTTCGTTTTCTGCCAGGGTCATCCGGAACGTGTTCATAGGTCATAACTCTAAAGACCAAATCATCCTTTTGTATCTTGCGATAATCTACCTCGCATTCACTCAATTTAGTTTTAGGATTGACTTTTTTGCGTTGTTCGTAATCTATCTGCGTCAATTTCTTGGCTTTATTACGTTTTGCTTGGGCCACAGTCCTTATGTTAATCTTGTCTATATCTTTAACAATTAGGTCGTAATCTGAGTATTTGGCGTCTATAAAACTGCAATATGAACTTTTGGACTTGTGAATTTGATCTAAAAGGTCTTTATTATTAAGGTAATTTACTTTTTTCATTAATACTTTCTATTAGTTATCTCACAGTATAATATATGCACTTAATTTTGTCAATAAATAAATGTAAGGATTCAAAATGACAATAGATAAAAATTTAAAAAACGTACCCAAAGACCTAGTAGGTAAACTCAATGATGCCAAACCTGCCTTAGAGAAGTTGGGCAATACTATTGGCAATACAATATCCACACTAGGAAATAAAGTTACTGACTTCGCAACCAATTTTCTGGACATTGGAAAAAGTAAAAGAATGAAAGGTGTGGTAAAAACAATCGCAAATGGAGTTGTAAGTTTTGAGAAAAATGCAATGCCAATCTTTACCAATCCAGACGGAAAAGTAGGAGCCAAGGATTGGAGAGTAAGCATTTCAGTACCACCAAGAATTCAAGAATACATGATGGGAGGATCACTTTTAGATCCATTGAAGAGAACCAATATGAAATGTATATTTCCATACACACCTACTGTATTAGTATCACACAGCGCCAATTATAATGCAATGCAACCATTACACACAAACTATCCTTACTATGCATATGAAAATTCACGTGTTGACCAAATAACAATCACAGCGGATATGTTCGTGCAAAACGAGGCAGAAGCGAAATATTGGATAGCGATGGTGCATTTCTTTAAGACTGTAACAAAAATGAATTACGGTGGAACAGATCAGGACAGAGGTTTACCACCGCCCGTTTGTAGGTTGAACGGTTATGGTGATTATACTTTCAATAATGTGCCAGTGGTTATATCAAACTTTCAGTTTGATCTCAAAAAAGATGTAGACTACATTTCAACAAAATTACAAGGTGGAACGACTTCTAATTTAGACTTTGCACAAGGAGACCAAGGAGTTGCATATGCTCCGGCAGAAAGTTTACTTACAGTTGGCTTGATGCCACAATACAGCAGAACTAAACAGAACCAATTCAATTTAAGATCATTTGTAAAAGGCGAACACACTTTGCCTGGTAAGGACGGATTTATTTAATGACAGCGAAATATAGTGCAACAAGTCCTTATGGTGCAACAGGCTTCGATGCCGAAGACCATCTAGGTTATTTTAAGATTAGACCTATTCCACAACAGGCAGATGATTTCCTATACACTGTGGAACCACAGTATAATCACAGACCGGACTTGTTGGCATATGACTTATATAGTGACGCAAAACTATGGTGGGTGTTTGCACAAAGAAATATGGACGTATTGATAGATCCGGTTTATGATTTGATTCCTGGAACACAAATCTATATTCCTCAAGGACCGCAATTACGTTCTTTGTTGGGAATATAAAATGGGCGGAAGAAAAAAAGCAAATAACGAATTCTGGAAAAAGAAACAATTCGAGAAAAAGAACAACGCTGTCGACCACGTAAAAAGAAATTATGATAGACGTGGAAACAAAATAGGTCCCAAAATAAATCCTGCCATATCTACTGATGAAGTTGCTCTCACAGGAGCCACTGCCGATATGAAAGGATTTAACAATAACGATTATGAAGGTGTTGTCACACAAACGCAGGAAGACAGTGATGAACAAAAAGTATTCAAAAGAGAATTAATAGAAAATCCATTACATAAATTTGCCACTGTAAATCATGTGATAACTTTGGCTGTGCTTGATGCACAAGAAATTAATTTTACAGGACTGGTGGTACGTAATGGACCTAAATATCCTGTGGCCCAAACAGCAGGAAGAGTTGGCAAAGATCCAACAGCATTTGGTCAAGCAGGATTGGATCTTGAAATATTAATTAATAATCTCACAGTAGATGCTGTGGTTTCGCCCAGTCCAAAAAACCGCCACTCAATGGCAACCAACATAGATTTTGAGGTCATTGAGCCTTTTAGCATTGGTATATTTTTCCAGGCAATGAAAGTTCAGGCAATCAAGGCATACGGACCTGACGCAGATTATTTAAGAGTTCCTTTTGCATTGATAATAGATTTCAAGGGATATGACGACGATGGTAATGTATCGAAGGATGACGGAAATTTAAGAAGACTTCGCAGAGTAATTCCTATAGGTATGAAGCAAGTAGAAATGTCCGCAAGTGCGGGTGGAGGTAGATATGCCTGCTCGGCTTATCCTTTCAATGAAACGGCAATGCGTGATGCATATGTTTCTATAAAGAAACAGGTCACATTGACCGGATCAACAATACACGAATTGTTGCAAACTGGCGAAGAAAGTTTGATGAATCAATTAAACAGCATAGGTTCAGACAAGAAAGCAAAACAAAAGCAGAATAAAGAGGGAGAATCAACTCCCGAATTGCCACACGAATCAACGGTGATATTTTTTCCAGATCCATTTGGTGTTGATGCAGATGAATTAATTCCTTCGGAAGCGGATATAGCCGCACTCAACGAAGACAGAGCCACAGTAACAAATTTTGGAGGTGCAGGAGACGAACAATATACTTCGTTGTTTACAGAAGCACGTGTGGCAGACAAACAATTAACAAATATTTTTAGCACTGGTCAAAATGGTGCTGTCAATGTCAGTAACTTCCTTGGAAGCACAGTTGGTGATGGCGGCGGATTAAGATTAAATCAGGGCAAAGGACAAAACTTCTTTGGAAATGATATAGGAAAATCTAAAATGCTGACTGCTGGAACTAATCCATTTAACAAAAAGAAATTTGAGGAAATGGGTCTTGTATACGATCAAAGGACTAAAACATTCAACAGAGGAAAAAGCACAATTAATTTCTTAAATGATGGTATCACAATGAATTTTGAGAAGGGCACAAAAGTTACAGACATAATTGAAAACGTTATTTTATTCTCTGAATATGGTCAGAGCATAGGAAGAGCAATAGAAAGAAATAAAGAACCTGCACCCTTTGTTCCATGGTTCAGAATCCATCCACAAACTTGGCAATTGAAAGATTCTTATGTGAACAGCCTCACAGGTAACAATCCTAGGGTTTTTACCTACAATGTTATTCCTTACAAAGTGGCGGAGTCAATGTTTGTTGATCCTACAGATTTTTCAAAAGGATACGATTTATTACGAGCCTCGGTTGTAAAAAAATACGATTACATATACACGGGCACAAACAAAGATATATTAAATTTTGACATAAATTATAGATTTACTTTCTTTGATGCACAGAGAGAACGTCCCAACGTAACCAGTAACACCAGTGATAGGGGTGAAGGAGAAAGATTTGAAACTGAAGTAGTGGGAAACAAAGATTCTAAATTTGAATACTTTCCAAGGTCACAAAAAGTAATTACAGCAGGTACTCCGTTGGCTACTTCGGAAGACATGAATACAAGAGCGAGTGGATTAGAGGTAGATTCACCGGAGGTACAAGTGGCTAGACAAATTAATGAAAAAATAGTAAACAGTGATGTTGACCTTCTTCAGTTGGAAATGGAAATTGTGGGTGATACCTACTTCTTGCCTAACAGCGGACTGGGAAATTTAATTATTTCTGACATTAGAAAGCAGAATAAATCTGTAGATTTCGGACGGAACGAAATGGATTATTTGAACACCCAGGTATGTGTTGAGGTTAACTTCAACACGCCAGTCGACATAAATGAACAGACTGGCGATATGAATTTGGCGGCAATACAATCAGTTGAAAAGAAACAAACACTCAAACTTGGTGTTTTCAGTGCCATCTACAGAGTAATTAAATGTACGAGTCAATTCAATGGCGGAAGATTTATACAAAATTTAAGTCTTGTTGCACCTTCGTCAATGACATTAGGACAAAAAACAAAATCGACTTCGGAAGCAACACAAAAGAAAACAGATGACAAAAAAAAAGTTGATAACAGTCTTGCCACAAGAAAAGGGAATAGATAAGGATGAAATTAGATAAAAGGCAATCACTCAACAAAGGCATAGAGAAAAATGCAGGACCCTACGAGGCAAAGGTTATAAATGTCTTAGATCCTGTGTACAGTGGTTCTATCGAGGTTGAATTATTGCGAAGCACAGATTCTGGTGCAGACGAATCTACAGGACAAAAAGTCGTGTGTAGATATCTTCATCCATTCTATGGTACAACCCACGTTCGTGGTCTCACAAAGAACGATGGATATGCTGACAGCCAACAAAGTTATGGTATGTGGTTCGTTCCACCGGACATTGGCAACAGAGTATTAGTGATGTTTGTAGAAGGTAATATCAACAGAGCGTTTTGGATTGGTTGTGTGCAACAGGCTACAATGAATTTTATGTTGCCAGATGGAAGACCTGCAACCACTATCACTGACACAGAAGATACATCTTTAATTGGAAAAAAATTGCCTGTTGGTGAACACAATAAATTAAGGAATAGCGACACCACAGTTACCAGTCCTCTTAATATAAAAAAACCAATTAATATTTTGTTCAAAGCAGTTTTGGATACGCAAGGCTTGACCGCCGACGAAACAAGAGGATTAACCACATCTAGTGCAAGAAGAGAAGTTCCTAGTTCTGTGTTTGGAATCAGCACACCAGGGCCTGTAGATAAAAGTGTTGTGGCAGGAGAATTTGCCACTTCAAGACTTGGCGGTACTTCAATTGTTATGGATGATGGTGATGACAAATTTATTAGAAAAACAAAAGCAAGTGCTGGAAAATTTGAATATGTAAATGTTGAAGGCGCAGAAAGTTCAGATGGTGATGTATCAGTACCACACAATGAATTATTTAGAATTAGAACACGTACAGGACATCAAATACTTTTACACAATTCAGAAGATTTAGTTTATGTTGCAAACGCAAATGGTTCTGCGTGGATAGAAATGACCTCAAGTGGTAAGATTGATATATTTGCAAACGACAGTGTAAGTGTCCACAGTAAGGGTGATTTTAATTTTAAAACAGATAGGGATTTTAATCTTGAAGCGAATAGAAATATTAATTTAAAAGCAAACACAATTAACACAGAAGTTGCAACAGAAAATTTAAAAGTGACTGGTACACAGACTAACCAGATAGGTGCTACACAAAATACAACTGTAGGTGCTACATCTAATCTTTATGCTGGTGCAAACGTAAACATTGATGTTGGCGGACTTGTTAATATTGCTAACGGTATATTTTCTGGAGCGCCGGTTACAGATTTATCTGTGTTCACTAATCCAGGTGAAACAACAGATTCAATAATGAAACGTATTCCACAGCATGAACCTTGGACACATCACGAAAACTATGATCCAATAGCGGTGGCAGTTGACAAAACAGACAGAAGTGTAACTGATCAGATTGTTGTCGCAGAACCAGTAAACATTCCAGACACATTTAAAAATGCAAGGACTTAAGGAGCGTAAATAGTAGTATGTCAGAGAAAAAGTTATATAAAGATGTTACAGTAAACAAAGGAACACTGCCTACGGCAACTCCTACACAGAGAGCATATAGAGGCATAAGCACAGCCAATTCTGATAACCAAAAATTTGGCTTATATGATGTGGGACTTATAAAGCAAGACATCATCAATCATTTCCACATATCTCAGGGTGAAAAACTTGAGAATCCAACATTTGGCACTATAATCTGGGATATTATCCATGATCCAATGACTGAGGATTTAGAAGATGCAATTAAACAAGATGTATTGAATATTATTAACAACGACCCAAGGGTCAGAGCAACTCAGGTCATTATCACTCCCTTCGAAGCGGGTATACAGATTGAAGTTGATTTGCAATATCTAAATTATAATGTATCAGAAAAACTTAGATTAACGTTTGATGAAAAGAATGGATTATTGAATTAAATGCGTAGTTTACTTACACAAATAAATAATGGTATAAAAAGGAAAGTCAATGTCATCAACAGATAGATTAAACAGATTACTATTAGCAGAAGATTGGAAAAGAGTATACCAATCATACAAAAATGCAGAATTCCAAAGTTACGATTTTGATACTTTACGTAGAACAATGATTCAATATCTACGTGACAACTATCCTGAAGATTTTAACGATTATATAGAGTCTTCGGAGTATCTTGCACTAATAGATTTAGTGGCTTTTCTTGGACAAAACATATCATACAGAATAGATTTAAATGCACGTGAGAATTTTTTAGAACTTGCAGATAGAAGAGATAGTGTTTTAAGACTTGCAAGACTTATTAGTTACAACGCAACAAGGAATCAAACTGCAAACGGTTTATTAAAATTAGTTGCTGTATCAACTACACAGAATATTGTAGATAGCAATAATTTGAATTTATCAGGACAAACTGTTACTTGGAACGACTCGGGTAATGCAAACTGGAATGAGCAATTTACAAAAGTTTTAAATGCGGCTTTATCTGAAAATGAAAAATTTGGAAGTCCAGTGAAAAGTGGAACTATAGATTCTATTCCTACTAATCAATATAGATTTAATTCTGCAAATTCAGATGTACCTGTGTATTCATTTACAAAAAATGTAGATGGACTGAATTTAGATTTTGATTTAGTATCAACAGGATTTAATGACAATGCAATCACAGAAGAAACTCCGACAGCAGGACTACCATTTAAAATTATCCATAGAGATGATGGAAAAGGCAGTGCAAGTAACAACACAGGATTCTTTGTGCATTTCAGACAAGGTGTTTTAGACCAAGGTGACTTTAATTTAGTTACTCCTTCAAATAATCAAACAGTTTCAGTTGATGCAAGTAATGTAAACAACACTGATGTTTGGTTGTGGGGATTAGATGGAGATGGTGTTGAAACTAACCTTTGGACTAAAGTCGAATCAACATTAGGAAATAATGTAATTTACAATTCAACTGCAAAAAATATTAAAAACATTTACACTGTTCTTACAAAAAATAGAGATGCCATAGAATTAAAATTTGCTGATGGCACTTTCGGAAATTTACCTCAAGGCTCTTTTAGAGTATATTACAGAACAAGTGCAAATCGTTCAATTAGAATTACTCCAGAAGATATGCAAAATATTTCAATAGATATTGATTACACTTCTGCAAATGGTCAAACTGAAACAATGACGTTAACATTTGGATTGCAATACACAGTTGATAATGCAACAGGTTCGGAGTCAAGCGAAAACATAAAACAAAATGCTCCAGCAACTTATTACACACAGAACAGGATGATCACTGGTGAAGATTACAACGTTGCACCATTGGGTACAAATCAAGAGATAGTAAAAGTAAAAGCAACAAATAGAACATCTAGTGGAATATCAAGATATTTTGATTTAATTGATAGCACTGGAAAGTACAGCAATACAAATATTTTTGGAGCAGATGGTTCTATCTATAAAGAAGATACAGAAACTTTAGACAGTTTTAGTTTTAGCACACAAACAGATGTGGAAGGCGTAATTGCAAATAAAATAGAACCATTGTTAAGTGACAAAAAAACAAGAAACTATTATATTGAAAAATTTCCAAAAATTTTATTGACAGATTTAAATGCTACATGGAACCAGGTCACTTCGGCTACAAATTTATCGACTGGTAAGTTCACAAACAGTTCAACAGGAACGAACTATCAAGTAGGAACCTTTACAGCCAGTCAGATGAAATACATTGAACCGGGTGCAATGATTAAATTTGAGGCACCAACAGGTCAACATTTCATGGGTGACGACAATAATAAATTGATGAGCGGTAGTGCCGACCATCCTAATTCAAGAACTTATGTATGGACTTCAGTTGTCAGTGTATTGAATGATGGAGTAACAAATTCAAGCACAGGAGATGGCGCAATACAATTAAATGATGTGATACCAACAAACGCAATAGCAACACAAATTTTACCTAAGTTTAGCAAACAATTAAGCGATGATGTAAAAACTTTGATGATTGACCAAGCATTTGCATACAACAATTTTGGATTGAGATATGATGTAGCAAGTAGAAAATGGCAAGTAATTGACGAAAATAATCTAAATGTTTACGGTGTTTTCAGCACAGGAAAAACAGGCGACTTAACAAATCAACAATTAGACGCAAGTTGGATCATAAGATTTATTACTAACGGTTCCACATATACAGTCACTTCAAGAGGATTGCGTTATGTGTTCGAAAGTAAAAAAGAAGTAAGATTCTTTTATGACAGTGCAGATAGAAACTTTAACGTGCAGACTGGAAAAACTTTGCAGGACAAAATATCTGTCCTTGCAGTAAACACCAAACCAGACACAACTGCAAACTTCAATGTTGATATTAATTTTAGTGTTTCGACAGAATACAGAAACATAGAAGGTTATGTTGACAGTTCTAAAATTGAATTAAGTCAATACGACAGTGACCAAGATGGCATAGTGGATAATCCAGATGCTTTTAATCATGTTGTGGATCCATCAACAAATCCATTAACAAAATATGTATTCCAAAAATTAGTTACAGGAAGCACGGGCACAACAAGATATGATTATGTTGACGCCGCAACTGAAAAAATATATGTGAGACAAACTAGCGTAGGCACAATAGGTGACTACACTAATGGAGATATTGTGTATCTTGTAGACAGCGATTCTTTTAAACAAATTAATACCACTACAAACACAACATCAGATGTAACAAATTATATTGCCCACGTTGGTAGAGACAAAGTTAAATTTCAGTATGTGCATACAGTTGATGGCAACACTAGACTGGATCCGAGTGCATCAAACATTATTGATATGTACATCTTAACAAGAACATATGACACTGACTTTAGACTATGGTTAGATGGCACAAACGCAACAAAACCATTGTTACCAAGCAGTGATTCACTGTTTACAAATTTCAATACTGCACTTGCTCCAATCAAATCAATAAGTGACACAATAATATATCATCCAGTAAAATATAAAGTATTGTTTGGATCGAATGCAGATTCAAGCCTACAGGCTACATTTAAGGTTGTAAAAAATCCAGATCAAGTCACTAACGATGCTGACATCAAGAGCAGAGTTATTGATGCAATGAACTTGTTCTTTTCTTTGGACAACTGGGAATTCGGCGATACTTTTTTCTTTACAGAATTAAGCACATTTGTGATGAACACACTTGCGCCGGATATTTCAACATTTGTAATTGTACCTAATGCGGGATCACAGACATTTGGAAGTTTATATGAATTAAGAAGTGAGAATGATGAAATATTCATCAGTGGTGCTAAAGTAACAGACGTACAGATTATTGATGCCATAACTGCAAGTAACTTGAAAGCGTCAGGATCAATTGTTACAAGCACATCATCAGACACAGGATTAAGTGGCACATTGACACTAGGCAGTGCGTCATCATCTACGTCCACTTCAACAAGCACTAGTACAAGTACAAGTACAAGTTCGGGTTCAGGATCATCAGGAGGCTCTAGTGGAGGAAGTGGATATTAATGGCATACGACAAAGATCAACAGGAATTTCCGTTACCAACTGGGTCGAATAATTCAGATAGAAAGTCAGCAGAATTTCTACCCAAGTATTTTCGTACTCCGGTAAACAATAAATTTTTACATAGCACAATAGACCAACTCATTTCCCAAGGTAGACTGGAAAAAATAAATGCCTACTATGGCAGGAAAGACACTCCAAACTATCAAGCGGGTGATCTGTATGTGGGTGAAGTAAACAAGGACAGAGAAAATTATAAACTAGAACCAAGCATTGTACAAAAAGACAGTTTGGGAAATGTAAATTTTTATTCAGACTACATTGACTACTTCAGCCAAATTAAAAATTTGGGCGGCTCCGCCGATAATCATAGTAATCTCAATGCCCAGGAATATTACGCATGGTCTCCAAAAATCAATTGGGACAAATTTGTTAATTACAGAGAATACTTTTGGTTACCATACGGAGCAGATACAGTTACGGTTACAGGGCAACAAAGAAGTGTTGTCAGCACATACACAGTCACAAAATCAGATGCAGGTAACAATTATGCCTATGTGTTCACGCCAGACGGACTAACTTCCAATCCCACTTTAAAACTGTATCGGGGACAAACTTACAAATTTGAAATAAACACACAAGGTTTGCCTTTTACAATTAAAAAAGAACGCAATCTTGATGACAGTTACAATTACAATGACGGAGTAAGTGGACAAAAAATTGAAAAAGGCACAATTACTTTTGTAGTAGGAGATACTACACCTAACGAATTATACTATGGTTCAAGCACAGACATCAACACATTTGGTTTAATAAAGATATACGACATCGCAGAAAACTCTGCAATAGATGTAAGCAATGATGTCATTGGTAAGAAAGATTATACTTTAGGCAACGGTACCGCTCTTTCAAACGGAATGAAAGTAAATTTTAGAGGTACAGTCACACCAACAACATATGCAGAAGGGGAATATTATGTAGAAGGTGTAGGGGAAGCAATTAAACTTATTAATGTGCAAGATTTAGAAGTTGTAAGTTCATACACTCAACAATCACAGATACCATTTGATACTGTAAACTTTGACACAGTTGGATTTGGTACTGCTACTTCTTATGCTGTCAGTAAAGATTATGTGGTTATTAACAAGGCATCATCAGATAGAAATCCTTGGAGTAGGCACAATAGATGGATCCATAAATCCGTTATTGAAGCAAGTGCAACAGCAAATGGCAATGTTCCAAATATTGATCAAAATTTAAGAGCAAGAAGACCTATTATAGAATTCGAGGCTGGACTAAAATTATATCAATTTGGAACATCTTCAAAAGGCATCATAGATTTAATTGATGACAAAACTACAGACGTGATGAGCAACGTCGAAGGAGCAACAGGATATTTTGTTGATGGTGTAAATTTAACTGACGGAATGAAAGTTTTGTTTACAAAAGATGTTGACCCTTTAGTAAAAAATAAAATTTATACTGTCAAAATTTTAGCGTTCACTAAAAATAAAGTTACAACTAATCAGATAAGTTTAGTAGAAACAACAACTAGTCCTGCTTTAACAGATGAAACTGTTCTTGTACGTAATGGAACAAAGAATGCAGGAAAAATTTACTACTACAATGGAACAGATTGGAAACTTACACAAGAAAAAACCAAAGTAAATCAAGCGCCTTTATTTGAATTATACGACAAGGACGGAAATAGTTATTCATCTACAACTTACGCAAACTCAAATTTCGTAGGAAATAAAATATTTTCTTACAAAGAAGGCACAGGTACTAATGATACAGAATTAGGTTTTCCTTTAACTTATCTTAATGTAGAAAATATAGGTGACATTGTTTTTGATTACAATTTAGCGAACAGTTCATTTGTATACGTTGACAATCAAACACAGACAACAAAATCTACTGACACTAGTTTTTTAAGAAAATACACAGACAGATCGACATTCACAACTGTAAACGGTTGGCAAAAAGCACCAACTGAAAGTTATCAGCCAGTTGTAAGACAGTACACAGCCACATCCAATATATTAAACAATTTTGCTATAGACGTGTACAATAACAGTGGCGACTTAAATGATCTTACTGCTAAAGTTTTTGTAAATGACAAACTGAAAGTCGAAAATACAGATTGGACATTTCACAGAGTAAACCAAATTGCATACGTTAGATTTACAAACGCATTAAAAGTAAATGATGTGGTTGTGATAAAATCTAGAAGTGCAACAGTAAAAAATGTAAATGGTTATTATGAAATGCCTTCTAACTTGCAAGGTAATCCATTAAATGATGATGTAAAAACTTTTACAACAGGACAAATAAATGACCATGTAAAAAGCATTACAAGTGAACTGCCTGGTGTTGTAGGCAACACTCCAGGAGTCAGCAACCTAAGAGATTTCCCTAATGCTACAGAATATGGCAGAAAGTTTGTAAAACATTCTGGACCTATAGGACTTGCAACATATCTTTTAAACAAAAAAGATGTAAGCATAATCAACGCAATAAAATACAGTCAAAACGAATATACAAAATTTAAGAGAGCATTTGTAAGTGCAATAGACACACTAGGATACGAAGGATCAGTACAAACAACTGTAGATAAAATTTTAGAAAAACTTAACAAGGATAATACTAAATCTTCTCCATTCTTCCAAACAGATATGATTGGTCGCGGAGCATTCAAAAAAACTCAGCACACAGTATTAGACACCGATAGTAAATTCTATCAATTGGAAACAACATTTGATCTAACAACACTTTCAAAAACTGCGGTTTATGTTTATCACAATGAGGTTCAACTTATTCAAGGAAAAGATTACACATTTGAAAACGGATTTGTTAACGTTTCTAAAACATTGACTTTAAATGATATTATAGATGTTTATGAATATGAAACAACAAATGGCAGTCATATTCCTGCAACTCCTACAAAACTAGGATTGTATCCTGCGTATAGACCTATGAAGTATTCAGATACAACATTAGTGACACCTGTGAACGTCTTACAAGGGCATGACGGAAGTATTACTGTTGCATACAACGACTTTAGAGATGACTTAATTTTAGAACTTGAAAAAAGAATCTTTAACAATATTAAAGTCACGTATGACGAAAACATATTGAATTACAAAGATTTATTACCAGGTACCAATAGGACCAATATTTTTTCAAGCACTACAATTAATAATAGCGTGTTA